CCGTTTGATAGAAGTGAGCTTGGTGGAGCACTGAAAGAGGCGATAGGTAATGCGGTTCAAGAAATATTATAAAGATATACTTTCATTAGTAGGAGCAGTCTTGTTATTAGGAACTACAATTCTAATCAACAAGTATGATGTCAAACAATTATATCGTGAGTTCGTTACATTATCTTTAAAAGTAAACATTCAAGAAAAAAAGATTGAGGGTTTAGAAGATAAAGTTAATGTATTGATTGTTCAGAATCAAAGATTGTTAAATGATTTAGAACAACATAACGAAACTCGTGGTAGCGAAAATGCGTTACTGATGACGAGATTATATGAACTGGAACAAAAGGTTGAAATACTTTCGTCTAAACCATTAGTGTCGATGACTAAAGGTAAAGTCTTTAATGATAGATTTGAGTTTGAAGATAAACAAGTCAATCGTATCGGACAATATGAAACCAAAGGTCAAGTATTAGTTGCGTGGAAAGATGATTATTTAGCAACTAAAAAAGTCAATGTCAATACAATCGGTGAAATAAATCTATCACCAAAAATAGAAAAATTAAATAAAGATGAATTTGTTTCATATATTGATGAAACATACTTAGGTGGTATAACAATCAGAGGAAGGGGTGAAGTCCAACAAATAGAACCACCAAGAAATCAATTTAGTTTTGGCCCTTTTATCGGGGTAGCGTATAATGGTTCAACAGGTTTAACTGAGCCAATTATCGGAATTGGTGTATCATATAACCTTATAAAAGTCTGGGATTGGAGATGATTTTTTACATTTCCTATATTTATAAGTAAGGAGAAATTAAGATTATGAACTTTGATGGAACAAGACCAAAACGATTCGGAAATTTGATTACAATTTCTAAAAAAGAACTACAAGATTTTATTAAAAATCAAACACCTATTATTAAAAAAGGTTTTGATTTAGAATTAAGTAAAAGAGATTTAGTAGATTTAGTTAAATTTAAACAACCGGTTCAACGAAAAGGATACAATATTCTTGTAGAAGATAACTTAAAAGAGTCAGTAAGACAAATCGTTAGAAAAGCAATAGAAGAATTAGTAAAAGACAACACTTGTATTAATTGTGGTTCTATCACTAACGAAGATTTAAGAAAATGGTTCGGTAAAGGTGGAGCAGGTGGAACAACCAAAGGTGGTTGGGACAGATATGGTTCTGACGGACAAAAGTTAGGTAAGTGTGGAGACGGAAAAGAAGGTGGTGCATACGCCGCTTGTTTAAGTGCTGAAAAAGCAAAGAAACTCGGTCCAGACGGAAGAGCGTCATTTGTTCGTAGAAAACGAGCAGACCAAAAGAAAGGTGGAGATTCCAAAAAAGGAAAACAAAAATCTAAAGGTAAAAAACCAGTATACTCAAAGACAGGAGCATAATTATGAAACTAAAATCACTATTACAAGAAACAAAAGTTTGGGAAAGAAAGTTTGGTGAATCATTACCTACACTTAAAGACACAACCAGAGCTTTTAAATTAAAAAAAGAACAAGACGAAAAAGATAAACCAGAACATTTTGGTGGTGGAGAAAATATTGATATTTTAGGATTCAAAACAGAACATTTTGACATTTGTAGGTCAGCTGTTATTCTTTACAATAAATTAAAAGAAAAATCAAATGACAAATCAAAACAATTAATTATTGATTCAGCAAAAGATTTAGACCATATTTTTGAAATGGAAAAACAAGTTGTTAATGGTGAAAAACTTGACCACGACCCCGTGGAACACGCTATTGAACTAACAAATATTATATCTTTTAAATTAGGTAGAGTTGCAGAAATGATAAATGATGACTTTGAAAGAGACACAAACTTCATTAAACTGCATGTAATGGAAATCGTAAAGAGAAGTTAACAATGAATAAGATAAACGAAAAAAGAGGAACTTGTTGGGTAGGATATCAACAAATCGGTATGAAAAAGAAAAATGGTAGAATGGTGCCGAATTGTGTGAAAGAAGAAGTAGATATTTACTATGAAGAAAATGGTAAAGGATACGGATACACATTTGAATTCATTACTGATAAATCTTTACAAGAAGCTGAATATCAAGGTCGTAAAGTAAAATTAAACAAAATTATGCAAGGAGACCAAAAGAAATTTAAAGTTTATGTAAAGAATCCAAAAGGTAATGTTGTAAAAGTTAATTTTGGACAAGGTGGTAAAGCCAAAGGTGGAACAATGAGAATTAGGAAATCCAATCCAGGAGCAAGAAAATCATTTAGAGCTAGACACAATTGTGATAATCCAGGCCCTAAACATAAAGCTAGATATTGGGCATGTAGAACTTGGTAGTATAAATGGATAGATTAGTCAAACAATTAATCACACCTTTTATAACCGAACAAGTAAAAGCAAAAAAGGTTATAGCAGTCTATCCAGGTAGATTTCAACCTTTTGGCCCACATCACAAAAAAGTATTTCAATCACTACAAAAAAAGTTTGGTGAAGTTTACATAACAACATCAGATATCAAATCCCCACCAAGACACCCAATGAACTTTAAAGAAAAAGTTCGACATATGGTTAAAATGGGTATTCCAAAAAATCGTATCATTAAAGAAAGAGTTCCTTATGTAGCAAATAATTTGTTAAAGAAATTTGATTCAGACAAAACAGCCGTAGTTTATGTATTTGGTGCAAAAGATGCAGGAAGATTAAAGGGTGGAAAGAAAAAATCAGGTGGTTTAACTTATTATCAAGATTACAACAAAAATAAAAACAAAATGGTTGGTTATGAAACACACGGATACATTTATACTGCACCGCATGTAAATGTAAGTGGTATTTCAAGTGGAACAGAAATTAGAAAATTATTAGGTAGTCCAAAGTTCGGCGAAAAAAATAGAGAAATAATATTTAAAAAAACATTTGGTTATTTTGATAAAGGTGTTTACAATATGTTGACAAATAAATTTAGAAAATTATTTGAAGTGTATTCTAAATTCATTGTTGAAAACAAAGATTACATTAAAAAACTTATCAAAGAAGCTTCAACAGGTGCTAACTTTCCAACTGATGATGGCCCACCAACTTTTTACAAAGGGTTCAATGATTACGAAACCGAATCTGGTAAATGGATTAAAGAAATGGGTAAAACTTATGGTTGGGAAGTTTATGATTATTTAATCAGTAGAACAGCACAAAATCCAGAAGATGACTACACATTAGAATATAATATTGTTCCTTCAGTTGCTTTCGGTAGAGAAAATACTGGTGATTACGGAAAAAGATTTGGTGTTAAAGAACCAATCAAAAGATACATTGAAGTAGCAGATAGAATATCTAAACAATTAGGATATGAAGTAATTAAGTATATGGGAATTAAACCAGATTTAAGTGGTTATACAGGTGTTGAAGTAGAAGCACCAGTTTTACCAGGTCGTTATGATTTAGGAAATACTAAAAGAGCAGAACTAACAGGAAAACAATTAGGTTCTGGTATGACTTTGTTGAATACACTTGATGAAACAATTAGAAAAGATTTAGAATTGATTGTAGAGGGTGGAGCATACGGACATATGTCACATCCTTTTGATGACAATAAATTAACTTTTGGTGATATGAAAAAGATTATTAAATTAGGTTTATCAGGTGAATTAAATCGTGAGGATGCTGTAACAGAAAAAACAGACGGACAAAATTTAATGATTACTTATCGTGATGGGAAAGTTTTAGCCGCAAGAAACAAAGGACAAATTAAAAATCGTGGACAAAACGCATTAGATGCAAAAGGAATAGCTCAAAAGTTTAGTGGTCGTGGTGATATTAGAGATGCTTTTGTTTTTGCAATGTCAGACTTAACAAAATCTATTAATAGTTTATCAGATAAACAAAAAGATAAAATTTTTAAAAATGGTGAGATATTTATGAACTTAGAAATTATCTATCCAGCTTCATCAAATGTAATAGATTATGATAAACAAATTCTACAATTTCACAATTCAATCAAATATGATAAAAATGGTAATGCAGTTGGTGAAGTAAAAGGTTCAGGTAGAATGTTACAAGGTATGATTAAACAAGTAAATCAAGACATTGGGAAACATTTTAAGATAATAAAACCAAGAGTTTTAGATTTACCAAAAAAAATTGATTTTGGGAAAAAAGTTGATATTTATTATAAGAGAGTAAATAAGTTACAATCTCAATTTGGATTAAAAGATACAGATACATTAGGTAAATATCATCAGTCTTATTGGGAAAATTATATTTATAATGCAGGAAAACAATTTGGTTATACAATACCTAAAACAATTTTAAAAAAATTAACTAAAAGATGGGCGTTCTTTGATAAAAGTTATAAAATACCAAATATTAAAAAAGACTTAAAAAAACAACCAAAGTTTTTAGATTGGGTTATGAATACAGATAAGGTAGACCATAAAAATATGGTAAAGAAAAATATGTTACCATTTGAAAAGATTTTCTTTGCGGTGGGTGCCGATATATTAGAGAATCTATCGAATTTTATTGCAGCTAATCCAACGAAAGCTGTAGAAAAGATTAGAAAAGAAGTTCTAAAAGCATCTAATAAAGTTAGAGCTGGTGGTGATATTAAAAAGATGAAAACCTTAAAACAACAATTAGAAAAATTAAATTCAATTGGTGGACTAAAAAAAATAGTTCCAGTTGAAGGAATAGTATTTAAATATAACGGAAAAACCTATAAATTTACCGGGGTTTTTGCTCCGATTAACCAAATATTAGGGTTAGTGAGTTTTTAATGGCAGGATATAGTAAAGAAGCAGAAAGACAAAATAAAGCATTAGGTAATCTACTAAAAGGACAAGAAGTTGAAAAAAGAACAATAGTAGGTTATGAGGGAAAACAAAAAGAAAAAGGTGATGTAAAATCAGAACTAACGGACATTATGTCTGAAGTTAGAATGCCTTTGTTTTGTCCTAAATGTAAAAAAACAATGAAGAAAAAACTTGATGATAAGTTTTGGAGATTATTCGAGCATTGTTGGGATTGTCAATTAGACTTTGAACACAAATTACGACTTGAAGGAAAGTATGATGAGTGGGCAATTAGTAGAGCGAAAAACAATCAAAAAGCGTGGGTTGATGATATGATACAAGGAGTTGAACAATGGAGAGACGAAAGACCAGTTGACCAAGTTTACAATGTTGGTATTAAAGACCCAGAGGTTAAAATTGAGAAAGCAAAAGTTAACGAAGAAGCTCTCAATAAACTTGCTGATGATGCTATAAAAGACTTGAAAAAAATGAGAGAAAACATATAACCAACTATTTATAGGTAAGGAGAAAAATAATGTTAAAAAAACTACTTGGACTACTAGCAGTAATAGGAACAATCTTTGGTGCTATCGCAGGTTCTAAAAAATCTAAAGAGTTAAAAGAACTCGAAGGTAAAATTGATGAATCTAAGAAAGAAGAAAAGAGTGTTGAAACTAAAATTGCTAAGTTAGAAAAGAATAAGAAAAAGAACAAAAAAGAAATTACTTCTTTAAAAAGAAAACTAACCATTTCTAAAAAGAAAACAACGAAAATGGAAAAGACTTTTGAAAAAGGTGATTCGGATAAAGCCGCAGAGTTCTTAAAAGATTTTAGTAAATAAAGGTAACGATATGAAAAAGTTAATAATATTATTAGCTTTGTTTGGGTTTATTTATTCTCAAGATAAAGTTTATACTTTTACTGAAGAAGAAGTCACTAATATGGCTAATAAAGTAAAAGACTTACAAACTCAAGTTGAGAACCAAACAGAGCAAATAGATGTTTACGAAGAGTTAATGAAAAAGTATGAGAATCAAACACAGATTGATTCTATGTTACTTTCTTTTAAAACTCAACAAGTAGATATTTTAAAAGACCGAGAAGTCTTATATGAAAAACAGATTAAACTTGTTAAACCTAAATGGTATGAAAACAAGTGGTTGTATTTTACATTTGGTGTAATTGCAACTTCTACTTCAATAAAACTTGCCGGTGAAATAGTTGATTAATGGAAGATAAAAAACAATTAAAAGAAGCCATTAAAAGAGAATATGCTAAGTGTGCAACTGACCCAGTTTATTTTTTGGGTAAGTATGGAATAATCCAACACCCTGTTAGAGGTAAAGTTAATTTTAACTTATACGACTTTCAGGAAAAATCACTACAATCTTTTATGCAACACGATTATAATATTGTGTTAAAGGCTCGTCAATTGGGTTTATCAACATTAACTGCTGGATATGCATTGTGGATGATGACATTTCAACAAGATAAGAATATCTTGGTTATCGCTACAAAACAAGAAACAGCAAAGAATTTAGTAACAAAAGTTAGAGTGATGCACGCTAACTTACCAGGTTGGTTAAAACAACCTTGTGTTGAGGATAATAAATTATCGTTACGATATAAAAATGGTTCTCAAATTAAAGCGGTAGCGAGTTCTGAGGAATCAGGTCGTTCCGAAGCCTTGTCATTACTTATTATTGATGAGGCAGCATTTATCGATAAGATAGATACAATATGGGGAGCCGCACAACAAACACTAGCGACTGGTGGTAGAGCTTTAGTTATCTCTACACCAAATGGTGTTGGTAATTTTTTCCATAAAACTTGGATAGGTGCTGAAGACGGAACTAATGATTTTAATTTTATTAAATTACATTGGTCAGTTCACCCTGAAAGAGAACAAAGTTGGAGAGATGAACAAGATAAATTATTAGGGCCTTCATTAGCCGCTCAAGAATGTGATTGTGATTTTATTACTTCTGGTCGTGGTGTTGTTGATGGTTTACTACTTGAACAAATGAAAGAAAGTAGTGTAAGAGAACCAATAGAAAAAAGAGGTATAGATTCTAACTATTGGATATGGCAACCACCAAACTATACAAAAAATTATGTGGTGAGTGCCGATGTTAGTAGAGGTGATGGAACAGATTATTCAGCGTTTCACATTATAGATGTAGAAACATTAGAACAAGTAGCCGAATACAAAGGTAAAATCTCTACACAAGATTTTGGAAATATGTTAGTCAATGTGGCTAGTGAATATAACAATGCTTTGTTGGTTGTGGAAAACAACAATATTGGTTGGGCTGCAATTCAACAAGTCATTGATAGAGAATATCCAAACTTGTTTTATACAAGTAAAGATTTGCAATATGTTGATGTTCAACATCAAATAACAAATAAATATAGAAGTCAAGAACGAAATATGGTTCCTGGTTTTTCAACGACATCAAAGACAAGACCTTTAATTGTTGCAAAGTTAGAGGAAATGTTTAGAGAAGAATCAGTAGTGGTTCATTCTCAAAGATTAATTGATGAATTATTTGTATTTATTTATAATGGAAACAGAGCGGAAGCAATGACCGGATACAATGATGATTTGGTAATGTCTTTTGCAATAGCCCTTTGGGTCAGAGATACCGCACTAAGATTAAGAAGTGAAGGTATAGAACTTTCTAAGAAAGCAATTCAAGGTATTGGACACAATCCAGGAGTGTATACTTCAAATACCGAAACAAATGATTCTTGGGAAATGGATGTTAGAGGGGAAAAAGAAGATTTAACTTGGTTAATTAAATAAGAGGATTAAAAAAATGGCTGATAGAGATTTATTCAGTAGATTACAACGACTATTTTCTACAAATGTAATTGTTAGAAATGTCGGTGGTAGAAAATTAAAAATAGCGGATACAGCACAAGTTCAAAGTGTTACAGGGAAAGATTTAGTTGATAGATTTTCTCGTTTGTATAAAAGTCCGAGTGGAATGAGTGGATATAACCAATCATTGTATCAGAAAACAATGCGTATGGGATTGTTTAGAGATTATGAAGCAATGGATTCAGACCCTTTAATTTCATCTGCATTAGATATCTACGCAGACGAAACTACATTGAAGTCAGAATATGGAAAAATACTAAGTATTAAATCTGACAACAATCAAATACACGATATTTTACATAATTTATATTATGATATTTTAAACATTGAGTTTAATTTATACCCGTGGACAAGAAATCTATGTAAATACG